TGAAGAGCAATTTGCTGCACAGCAGACAGAAGAAGTTGTCGCTGAAGAAACAGACAAGACTATCAACTTTGAGTCTATTACTCCTGAAAAAGTGAGTCTTATCAATAAACATTTTCCAAGTTTATACTAAGACTTTGTAAATTAAGTAAAACAAATTTTTTTAAATCATTATATAATGGCAAATTCTATTAATACTACTCCTAATTTAGCGAATACTGAGTCGTTATGGGGTGACCGTAGCAGAGATTTATTTATCGATGCAATGGTAAAATCAGCGGCTGTACTTAACCGCTTTACACTTATCGATGGCGTAAAAGCCAAAGTAAACGTACCAATTTTTGAAGTTGGCGCACAAACATTTACTACAGGAGATGACTGTGCTTTTTCAGACACTACTCCAACTACTATTACAGAAAAAGAAATGAGTGTTGAAACTTTCTCTTGGGGTTTCAAAAACTGTAAAGCTGTATTAGAAAAGTCTTACCGTGGTGTAGCTTTGAAAAAAGGACAACACAATCCTGAGACTATGGATGTTGAATTCCGTAATTGGGTATTCGATTACTTCGCGAAATTAGCTGCTCAGAAAGCATTGACTTATGCAGGTTCTGAATTGTTAGGTGAAATGCAAGTTGATGCTGATGTTATTATGGATGACAGATGGGATTCTGTAAATAGTGTGGCAGGACTTATTATAGCATCATCAAACATCTTAGATGCAATGCAAGATGCGTATGAAGATATGTCTGATGTTATGCTATCTGCTGTTTATGGCGATGCTGACCGTGAGTTCCGTCCTGCATACTTCTTAGGTACTAAGGCTTACCAAGCGTTCCAAATCGCTATGGCTGAAGACTTTGCTTCTTCTATGACATTGTCTAGCAGCGAAGGTATCGCTAAAGGTGCTATCCCAACATACTACGGTATGGAAGTTATCCACCTTGCAAGTTTAGCTGACAACAATATTATTGTTTGTTCACCAAGTAACTTGGTTATGTTGACTGATGACTACAACGATGTTGCAGCTATCGATAGTGAATACGAAGCTAAAGAAAACAGCGAGTACCTATGGGGTCGCTTTAAACTAGGTTTCTCTTACCTAAAAGGAGATGAGATTGTTCTTATAACTAACATTGACCCTTCTTAATAACTGAATAATAACAAAGGGGAAGGTTCGCCTTCCCTTTTAAATACCTAATAAAAAATGGCTTGTACTCCAACACTAACTGACATTACTTACTCTTGTGACGACCTAGCATTAGGTGGTGTTACAGAGTTGTATGTTGGTAACAAAGCAGACTTACTGTCTCTTATAGCTGTGGATGCTAGTGATGTTGTCACTATCACTCCTGCTGCTACAAACTTACTTGGCGATGATGATGTCGTTAAGATTGAGTTTAACATCAAAGATGGATTCTCATCTTTTGCTGATGTAAAAACTGTTGCTGATGGTTCTTTAACTGTTGTTCCTACAATTACTGTAGAAATTCCTAAGATGACTGCTGCACATAGAAATGCTGTAGAGCAAATGTCTGACCCTTCTGCTCAACTTGTAGCCTTTGTTGCTACTGCGGCAGGTACTTACCACTTGGTAGGTTGGGAATATGGATTGTTTGTTTCTACTGTAGACGGTGCATCAGGTGTTAATCGTGGTGACAAAAATCGTTACCAATTAACATTGACAGGTGAGCAATCTAAACTTGCTTTTGATATTACTACTGCTGAATGGGCTGATGTAGCTTAATAGCAATCTTGTAAATTATAACAAGGGGAGTGGAGAAAATCCTCTCCCCTTTTTTAATATAAAAAATATATGAATTTATCAAATAAATCTATACAATCTACAGTAGGTAATTTGTTGACTATTGGTTCTGCCGCAGGTACACCAACTACAGGCACATTGCAGAATGGTGTAGGTCAAGATGTAACGAGTCTTACATTAGACGAGTTACAAGTTAATAGACTTGTACAAACACAAGCTACTATCGCTGCCAATGGCACTACCCTTTCAGGAGCTACCTTATTATCCGCAGGGGTAAATCTTGTAACATCCGCTGACTCAAGCAACATAGCGGTTAAGCTACCTGACTCTCAGTTAGGATTAATAGTTAATGTAGTAAACACATCCTCAAGAGACATTCAAGTTTTTCCCTTTGCCGCTACGCACAGCTTAGTAGGCTTGTCCGCAGGAGCTGCGTTTACAGTACCTGCTGATAATCAGTTGTATCAGTTTGTTTGTGTACAGAATCCTGTGGTAGGTGTATGGAGTGTGACCACTCCAATAGGCAATAGCGTTGTAAAGAAAAGTGTATCTGTAAATTTAGTAGCAGACGGAACTCATTCTATTGGAGACACATCTTATTCATCTTCTGCACTTCTCGGTGCTAATATAACCTTTTACCCAACTCAAGCAGGAGGTTATCATATTTTGGATGCTCCTGCCGCAGGTGTTGATTATTTTGACACACCTGAGTTTAACACCTATAATAAGGTAAAAGCAACAAAATTAACACTCAAGACAAATATTCCCGCAGGTAATTTAAGCAATAATGTGAATCAATATGCTACAACTCTTATGGGTCTTGCAGCTAATCAATTTAGCTTTACTTGGGATTTAAGATTAGTTCAACAGTATCCATCAGATACTGCTTCTCTTATTACTTTTCAGTCGTTTGCACCTTATTTTTACAATGATTATTCTATTTATGCTAACGCAGGAGCTTCAACAGGAGCTATAGGTCACTATGCAGGAGCAGGTGGCTTGTTTCAAAAAGTAGAATTAACAAATTTCACGAATTGGATGGATACCAAAAGTGCTAATGGCGACAGAGCTTTTTACTTTTCTCCACATATACAATATGGAAACAGTGTATCTGCTTATAGCGCATACCCTTCAGGATTTTCTTTTGAGGCTGAGATGATTGTTGACTTTGAATTTTCAATGTAATAAAAAAAATAATATGGCATTTAATTGTAGCATTCTACTAGAAGATATAGATATAAATTGTAACAAACATACTGTAGGTGGTATCAAGAAAGCCATTCTAGTATTACAAAGTGATATTACTATCACTTTTAATCCGTCTGATGAAACAGAGGTAACCAATGTAGACATCGCTGTAGATGGTGTTACCCTTTTACCAAAGGTTGCTGTATTTACACACAACACAAAAGACAATGTAACATCATTTAGTGAGGCTAAAAACACCTCTAATGGATTAGGATTAGTTACTACAAACATTACGATACAGATTCCTAACGTAAGTAATTCAGTAAACAAGATAGACTATATGTCTCGCAGAGAGGATATAGTATGTGTATTGTTACATAACAACGATACTGTAACTATCTCAGGATGGATGGATGGATTAACAATGAACTATGATGCTAATTCGGGAACAGGCATTGCATCTAAATCTATAATCGATGTAAACCTAACAACTGAAAGCGGTATTGCATCTTTAGTTCTTGATAGCAAATCAGTATTTAGTGACCAAACCATTTTTGATTAATGGGATATTTAACAAATTCGGGTACAGGCTTTTTAAAGGGTGCAGTAACTACTGTGTCTAATGTAAAGTCTTACCTTGTAAACAAAACAGGATACCTTGTTGATGCTATTAGAGTAGGCATTGGTGACTTCGGTCAAAGGGTGTTAGACGATGGTGGTACTGTAGAGGCATCTGCTGAGGCTGCTGCATCGTACAGGGAGATTACCAAAGACATCTACGACCAAGCATCTCTTGTACTATTCCCAAGCGGATACAAGGACAACCTTCTGTACAGCCACAAGCCTGTAGATGGTAGTGGTGATTTTACTTATACGAGAGGCACAGATACTGCTACGAGGGTAGGAGCTGATGGTTATATCAAGAAGGAGAGAGCAAACTTATTGCTGCATTCTAATGGATTCAATAATTGGACTAATTCTAATACTACTGAAACAAGCGGACAAAGCGGATACGATGGCTCAAGTGATGCTTGGCTTTTGGAAAAGAGTGCTGCAAGTGGTTTTATTTTTAAAAGTCTTTCGGGAAGCGGTGTTCAAACCTTTAGTGCTTATGTGAAGGCTAATGCTTCTACTTGGGGTTTGCTTCAATGTATTGGAGGTTCAAATCCATATGCATATTTTGAT